AATCAGAAATCAACTACCTGCAACTCGTCAAGTTCAGTATATCAGATTTCTGATATTGGACAATACCAATTTCAGAAAGGAGGGAAAGAATGTACGAACGCTATGCAGCGCTCAGGGACAAGGCAGGAGAGACGGACTACTCCGTCGCCAAGGCGATTGGGATTTATCCGTCGACTCTGTCCGACTGGAAGCGCGGCACGTATACGCCGAAGCTGGACAAACTCAAGCTGATCGCTGACCACTTCGGAGTCACGCTCGACTATCTGGTAGGAGGTGACTGATATGCAGCAAAGGTTACTTAACCTCAAAACCCTCCAGTCCTATGTCGGACTCGGAGAAAAACGAGCGGCACAGCTGGGACGTGAAGCGGGTGCTGTCGTGAGATACGGAAGCAGAGTTTTGTATGACAGGGAGCGGATAGATCAGTACATTGATCAGCTCCGGGAAGGTGGACACAATGGCGCAACTTGTAACTGTATTTGAAAAGCCCGTAAAAATGACTGTCACCGAATCCTGGGACCCAATGGAGATCCGGGAGATGTGCATCAGCCATGACTGGTATACCGGCGGAACAATCAAAGACTATGACACCCTGCTGACCATGGTGCAGGAGCTCAGCCCTACACCGGCGAATATGCTCCGGGTGGCACAGGATATCGCGAACCACAGCACGGACGACGAGGACGGGCACGCTTCGATCGAGATGATTTTGTTCGTGATCGCGAATGATGTTGTGATCAGGACGTTTGAGTTCTAAGGAGGGAGACATGAAAAAACTTATGTACACCGGCGCCGGAATGTTCCTGCTCGGTATCTGCTGCGGCTCCCTCTGGTGGTCGGCGGCTCTCGTGGTAATCGGTGGATCTCTCGCCGCGATCGGCGGGATGTATATGGAGGATGCGGATTATGACAGATTTTGAGGCTTTTTTCATTCTTGACAAGGAACTAGCGGAAGCTCCGCTGCTGGATGACTCCCAGAGGGTGCTGATCCGGAAGTGGTTGCACAGGTTTGTGGAGACCAAACTCAAGGGCAAGGAGGAGCAGGATGGACGAAGTAATTAAGAAAATCGGCGACCTTAAGATCGCCGGTCAGGTGATCGCCGACTTCCTGCAGATCCTCGGCGGGGATGCCTCGGATGATAATTTCGCCCTTGCCACGATCACTCTCAACGGTGACGGGTTTAAGATCTCCGCCCACGGTGCGGACGCTACGATCTACTACCGGGAGGGCGACGAGCAAAGTTTTTCCTACGAGAGGACCAGGAAGTGACAGAACTGGACTACAACATCATCGGCACAGGATCCAGCGGGAATGCAGTCCGGATCGAAAATATCATGTTCGACTGCGGGGTGCCGTTCAGTCACATGAAAGAAGACCTTTACAAGGTCGACACCCTCCTGATCACTCACTCCCACAGCGACCACATCAAACCGGCGACACTGGAGAGGATCCGGAAGGAATTTCCGGGAATCACGGTATTCGGTAACGCCGACGTGGCGTATCAGTACGAGGTCGACATGGTGGTCGGGACGAAGCCGTTCACACTCCGGAAGAGGCGGAAGATCATCCCATTCGACGGGGTGCACGACGTACCAGTGACAGGGTACGTCGTCCAAATGAAGGGGCTGAATATCCTGTATATGACCGACACCGCCCGTGTAAATCCGCCGGGTGATCTCCTGCTGGATTATATCTTCCTGGAGTCGAACTTCGACGAGCGGAAACTCCGACAGGAAGCGAAGAGATATAAGCGGAACGGATATGATCCGTATCTCTCGGTCACCAGACATCTCAGCACCCAGAAGTGCAAGGAATTTTACTACATCCACCGCAGGAATGCTGAATCTAAATTAATCGAACTACATCAATCAACACGATTCTACTGAGGACTACAAGATGGAGCTGAACCTAATCGAATATGAAAACGACATACAATACCAGATCCCGCAGGTCCGTTTCCCCGCGTTCGAGACGTATAAGGCGCAGGCGGAGGAGATCAGCGCATACATCCGCTCCCTGCCGGTGACCGAGGACAGCATCAAGGACGTCCGGGCGACACTGGCGAAGGCCCGGAAGCTGACCGACCGGCTAAACCGCTCCCGGATCGACATCAAGAAGGAGATCCTGTCCGGATATGACCAGTTTGAGGCACAGGTAAAGGAGCTGTGTGACATCGTCGGAGAAGCGGATAAGGAACTCAGGAAGAAGGTCGATTTGCTGGACGAGATGGAGCGGAAGGAGAAGCTGTCCGCGATCGAAGAGATCTGGGACAAGAGGATCGCCCAGTATGACAGGATCCAGAAGCTCTGGCCGTATTGTTTCGACCTGTTCTTTAAGGAGCAGTATCTCAACAAGACCTACTCCATGAAAAAGATCGAGTCCGAGATGGCGGACTGGATGGAGGATACCTTGAGCGACATCCGGACGGCGGAAGGACTCGGAGAGGACTATCTCTATGAGTACAGCGTCACCTGTGATCTGAATCAGGCCATCCAGAACGTGAAGGCCAGACGGGCATGGGAAGCGGAACGCACTGAGGACAATGACGACGATCCTCTCGCCGAGCCCATGGCCACCTTCACCGTCATCGGAGAGAAGGACATCAAACTCACTGAAATGTTACTGAAGGAAAACGACATTAATTATAAGAAAGGAAACTGATATGGAACTTAGAAAAAATCTGCAGCTGGTAAGCGTGGAATACGAGAGCAACGGCAAGAAAGCCGTCATGACCTTCCTCGACAAGGAGAGGAAGCAGGTCAGGGTCGTGAACTTCAACCGCCAGATCTACCAGGACGGCAAGTACATCGATGACGAGGACAAGGGCAACAAGGTCGATCAGTGGTGTTCCGATTATTTCGGCTGCCGTTTCGACGAGCTGGAGAACTGCGTCGGACAGGAGAAGGATGTCTATTGCTATGACAAGTTCAACTCCCTCTGGGAAGTCGATCAGATCGAGAAGTTCACCGTCGACATGGTCGGCCAGATCTACCAGACGGAGGTGAAGGAGATCGTCGTGGACGAGTACTTCATTAAGATCCGGTACGAGATCGAGGGCAAAACCTACGAATCGAAGATGACCTTCGGGATCTTCATGAAGGACAGCCGGGAATGGTATCAGGATCCTGTCAAGAAGGAAGCACAGTACCAGAGATTCCTGGAGAAGTACCACGTCCCCGTCGAACGCAAGGACGAGCTGATCGGTCATCCTTTGATGGTCGAGGTCAAGTCCGCATTCGGCAACAACTACTACGGCGACATTAAGAAATTCCCCAACAAGAAGTGAGAGCGATGAAGGACTTACTTTTCTACGACATAGAGGTCACGGCATACGACGCACTGGTCGTCTTCCTGGACATCGACAAGCAGGAAGTCGCTCACTTCTGGAACAACCGCGAACGGAAATATCAGGACGATCCGTCCGGCTTCGAGGATGTTCCTGCCCTGATCGAGGGCAAGATCCTCGTCGGGTATAACAACTACACCTACGACGACATCATCCTCACGGCCATGATGAACCAGGCGCGAAGTATGCCGGGGACACTTAAGGCAATTAACGACACCATCATCGACGGCAAGTTCGCCGGTGAAAAAAGCCGACTCATCGAGTCGCTGGACACCATGCAGCAGATCGATGTCTCTCACCCGTCCCTCAAACAGATCGAGGGGAACATGGGCAGCTCTATCGTCGAGACCACGGTCGACTTCGATATCGGACGTCCTCTAACCGACGAGGAACGGGAGGAGATGCTTTACTATTGCCGGCACGACGTGGCCGCAACGGTGGACATCTACAAACTGAGAAAAAAGTCATATTTCGACGTAAAAGCCGGACTCTGCGCCATGCTTCCGGGCGACCTGTCGGAAAAATCTTACAGGTGGAATACCACGACCATCTCCGCGAACGTCCTGCTGGGGGACAGTAAGCTCACCCTCTGGCAGCATCACAGAGTTCCGGAGAGACTCTGGAGGAATGTCCCAGGTATCCACGAAGAAGTGTGGAAAATGTGGGAAGACTGCACCACGGAGGAGGCTGTTCTCGGCAAGGGCAAGAGCAAGACCATCAAGGCCTGCGGATGCACGTTTGTCTTCGGCATGGGAGGGCTCCACGGAGCCCCTTCCAAACCGATCCGGTGCGGCAGGGTGAAGCACAAGGACGTCGCGTCGATGTATCCGAGCGCCATCGTTACATTAAACGCACTCGGAGAAGCGACGGAGAAATACGACGCCATGCGGAAGGAGAGGATCAGCATTAAACACTCGGACCCGATCCGGGCGGCTGCTCTCAAATTGATTCTTAACTCTGTATACGGCAATTTCAAAAACAAGTATTCCTCACTTAATAACCCGATGGCCTCGGCGACGGTCTGCATCTATGGCCAGATCGCCCTGTTCTCCCTCTGCAGGGAACTGCACAAGGCCGGTTATAAGATCATCAACGCCAATACTGACGGCGTGGTCTACGTGGACGATCCGCGCCTGCAGGACAGGGACGAGATGATCACGGAATGGTGGGAAGAGGAGTTTCCCGGATTCTCCCTGGAAACGGACTACTTCTCCGAATGGATCCAGAAGGACGTCAACAACTACATCGCCGTTGAGGAGGACGGACAGATCACTGTAAAAGGCGGAGACGTCAACAAATACCAGACGGACAAGTATTTCAGCAACAACAGCACCCGGATCGTCCAGATTGCGATGGTCGAGAAGCTGGTGCACGGCACCGATCCATTTGACACGTTCGCGGACAACCTCGATAAGCCGATCCTCTGGCAGTACATCCTTAAGGCCGGAAGCACATTCAAGGGAGTGCAGAACGCATCCGGCGAATGGCAGAACAAGGTCAACAGGGTGTTCGCAGCTGCGGACGGAGTGCCATATACCAAGCTCTACAAGATCCGCCAGGACGACGGACAGGTCAATTTCCCGGATGCTCCGGAGCGGATGTTTGTCTGGAATGAAGACGTCAACGAGATCCCTGATTTTAAGCAGGTCATCGATCAGGGATATTACTACCAACTGGTAACTGACAAACTGAAAGGATGGCCCGCGGATGTTCATTGAATACAAGGAAGGAGAGAAGCACGCCGGGGCCAGCGCGGAACAGTCTGAGACGATGGACAGCTTCCGGGACTGCGGTCTCCTGCTTACCAACGACGATGTGGTCATAGACATCGACCACCTTCCGAAGGAATCCATCAAGGCCCTGCTCAAGGAGTTTGGCATCGTCACCCAGACAGTCTGGACAGACCGCGGTGCTCATCTCTGGTTTAAAAAACCGGCATGGTTCACAAAACGGCGGGACGGAGTCTGCCGGCTCGGATTTGCGATCGAGCAGCACAACCGCACCTCAAACCCGAACGGCATGACCGTCAAACGGAACGGAGTTGCCCGCCAGATCGACAACTTCGGGACTCAGGCATTCCTACCGACAATCTTCAAAGTCGACACTAAAAACAAATATACCGATCTCACCGGCTGGGGAGACGGCGACGGCCGGAACAAGGGCCTTTTCCAGCATCGGATCGCGATGCAGAAAAACGGCGCCCCGGATGTCGAAAGAGCATGTAGTTTCATCAACTATCATGTCTTTTCCGAACCTCTGCCGGACTCAGAGCTGGAGGGCATCGTCCGCGATATGACGGTCGACGACTCCGAGAACAGACAGTCCGCCATAGCCACGGCCATCATGAACGAGTGCATGACCGTCAGCTACTCCGGAATGACCTGGTGGTACAGGAACGGCGAATATCTCGCCGACGAAGGAGACGCCAACCTGATCAGGCGAGTATATCAGGCCTGCGAAGGCGAGAAGACGACCTTCGTCGACGAGGTGGTCAAACAGATCCGATACCGCTCGGACATCGTACCGGCGGACACAGTGTTCCCGATCCGCTTCCGGAATGGGATCCTCCGAAAAGGCGAGTTCATACCGATGAAGAGTTACACGGATTTCACTCCGTACTTCATCGACATCGACTATAAGCCGGACGCGGCGCCTGTCCAGATGGTCGACGAGTACATCGACAATCTCACGGACAGAGATCCGTCATACAGGGATCTCCTGATGGAGGTGATCGGATACGTCATGGTCACCGATCCGGAGCGAATCAGGTCACTCGGAAAATTTTTCATGTTCCGCGGAGACGGTGCCAACGGCAAGGGAACGCTCCTGCAGATAATGAAACGGATCTACAACGCCAAGAACTGCACCAACCTCAGTATTAAGCAGCTGACCGATGACCGCTACAAAGTCACCATGATCGGGAAGCTGGCGAACCTGGGGGACGACATCGAAGCGGAGGCGATCGACAACGACCAGCTGAAGGTCCTTAAGAACATCAGCACCGCGGACACAGTCGCAACGCGACACATGTATGCGGAGTCCGAGTCGACCACATTCACCATCAAGTTGTATTTCACCACAAACTCAGACATCAGCAGCTTCGAGAAGGGATATGCCTACAAGCGCCGGATCGTCTGGCTGCCAATGTTCAACAAGGTCGAAAAGCCGGACCCGCGTTTTATCTCCAAGCTGACCACAAAGGAAGCGTTGGAGTACTGGATCAAGCTGATCGTCGAAGGATACAAACGTCTTTACACTAATATGGAATGGACGCACTGTCAGGCGGTGGAGGAGTACAACAGCCGCTACCACGAGAACAACAACGTCTGTGCCAGGTTCGCAAAGGACATCGATCCGGAGACGGAGATCGTAGGAAAAACGGTCTCGGAGATGCGGGAAGCATTTTTCCAGTGGGACACCGAGGACAACAAGTTCAGACCGAAACTATTCAAGGAGGCGGTCTGGGAACTGTACAAGATCGGACTCGGTAAATCCAAGGTATCGGGCAAGACCAACAGGGTATTCATGAGACAGGAAAGCACTAAACAGAAGTTAGATCACTAAAAACACCCTCATTTTTGTCAACTTTTGGCCTGTTTTGTCCACCTTTTGTCCACCTTTTGTCAACCGGGAACATCCTTCAAACCCTTATATTTCCTTACTTTCTTAAGAAAAGGTGGACAGGTTGACAAGAATATTTAGAAAAAAAGTTTTTGGCCAAAAGTAGTTGTTAACAACAACTTTATGTAAATATAAAAGTCTTTGAAAATTTCTGTCCACCGCTGTTTTTCCTCGGAAACGGCGGAAAAACGCCATTTCTGGTTGACAGAGGTGGACAGAAATAACAGGAGGAATACATGAGACGAACATATAAGCCGGTAGTCATTACCAATGACTGCGGAAAGTGCAAGTATTTCTTTGTCGAGTGGGATGACCAGGAACGCCGGCAGATTGATTGGTGCTGGTATATCACTGGTCGCATGACTGAGCTGTGTGATCTCTTAGTCTGTCCCAGAGAACAGGAGGCTGCCCATGAATGAAAACGACCTCGTAATCGTTATCTCAAACTTCGGCCGATGGGAGGAACCGCTCTGGAAGATGGAGATCAACCTCACCGAGGTTGTCCGGTCTGCCGGCCAGAAGATCAAGGAAGGCGCTTACATCTATGTTGATTATCCGATGCCGAGAGCAAAACGGATCCTGCGTCTGGTGGCGGAGTACGGCACGACGGATGACTGGTGCGCAGTCAATGAGGCGGTGAAGGATCACAAGAGACTGGCAGCATGGTGGAGGGAACTGATTAACAAATGAAGATTTACACGTATTACGACGAGGACGATCACCCAATACTGGAGGCTCCGACGCCGACGGAGTTAGCCCGGAAGATCGGCGTTACAGCACAGGCAGTGTGGGACGGGCTCCGGAGGAAGAGTCCGAGGTATTCGGTGGAGGAGGTGGAAGACGAGGATGGAGTATAAAACGAATCCGATCTATGTCAGATCCGGCGACCAGAAGGCAAAGAGTGACGCCGGCAAGGTTCAACTCACCCTCGTCCCGCGTCAGATTATCTGGGACATTGCAGAGGTCCGGATGTATGGCAACCAGAAATATCCGGAAGGAGGCCCGGAAAACTGGCGTCAGGTCGAGGTGCAGAGATACAAGGACGCACTCCTGCGGCATCTGCTGAAATACCTGGATGATCCTATGAGCGTCGACGAGGAGAGCGGTCTCCTGCACCGCCAGCACATGGAGTGCAACATGGCTTTTATCGCAGAGTTGGAGAAGGAGCTGACCAATGACCACCGAAAGAGTGATTGAGATCCTGGAAGATCATGTCTGCTATGAGCGTAAGAAGGCAAACGAGGCAGCTGTGGAGGGCGATGCGCCGTGGGCTGTCGCACATACCTATGCTGAGTTAGGTCTGGAGAGGATTAAAAACGAGATACGGAAGGAGGAAAAGAGATGCCACATGAGTGTGAGAGCTGCAGATGGTACGACGAGCGGAAAAACGGCCCGCACTGTGGAGGATGTACCAGTGCCTCCGATCACTGGGAGCCGGCCGACGGCAAGACTCAGGATACCGATTGACCGACTCCCGGACGCACCGGAGCCGACTCTGCCGTATCGGGAGCCGGAGAAGCTTGGGATCGGCGCCTGGATCGATCACGATTACAGGGTAAGGATGGCAAAGAAGAAACGCAACGACAGGAGGGACACGTGAGCGAAGAAGACATCATCGCCATGATCCGTGAATGGATGGCGGAATTGGATCTCTCCGTCTCCGAACTCGCCCGGAGGCTGGGGATCAGCAGGCACACGTTAACGAACTATTTGAACCGCGGGCGCTCGATGCCGGTCTGGTTACTGATCGATATCATGCAGGCGCTCGGCGGGAAGGTGGAGGTGGGACCGTGAGTGATTTAATCAGCAGACAGGATGCGATTGATCTTGCAGATGATCTACGGGACTACATAAGCGTTGAGGGATATTGGGCATGGATAGAACGGCTTAAGGGTCTGCCATCCGCACAGCCAGAGATCATTAGGTGTCACAGTTGCAAACACTGGACACGGACTATTGGAGAGATGCGAGGGTTTGGTCTGGGAATATGCGATTTTCACAATGCGGAGTATGTAACTTGTAACGGATTCTGCCACTGGGCAGAAAGGCGGGAAGAATGAGGTTGATAGATGCGGATGATTTTATTGCAAGCTTAGATCACGTTCCTATGGTACAAGAAGCAATAAAAAAAGCTATGGATTGTATGCCTACCATACCGCCAGAACAGCGGTGGATACCATGCAGTGAAAGGTTGCCGAAAGACATAAGACCCGTGATTGTCACATGGAAGAATACAGACCCTGCATCGTACTATCAGTACATTGTCGGAAAACATTACACGGGAACAGCCTGTTATAAGAACGGTAAATGGTACTGGTATTCAAGCACCACGGAGGATATGCTTGCGGAATATGGTCGATATGATGCCGAAGAATTTGACGAAGCAATCGAGTGCATTGCATGGATGCCGCTACCAGAACCATACGTTGAAGGAGGACAGTGATGGCTGAAATGAGGGTACAGGTCGAAATAAAAGGCGCAATGCTCGCACGACTCCGGAGGTATGCGGCATGGAGAGCCAGACACCTCCGGGCGCGGTTCCTGCGGCGGGAAAGGAGAAGGCCATGACCGGCCACGAATACATGATGCAGGTCCGGAGAATTGAATTGCGCATCCGCCGGATCTCCCTGCAGATCGAGGAACTGGAGTCAAGCCTGCTGCCGCAGGGGATACGCTACGACAAGGACAAGGTGCAGACCAGTCCGGAGGATACGCTGTCAAAGATCGCCGGCAGGATCTCCGACCTCGAGAAACAGAGGACGCAGCTGGTCAGGGAGAGGAGGCTGCTGCTCCTGGAGATCCAGGACGCACTCGACCGACTGGACAACGAGCAAGAGCAGATCGTCCTCGAGGCGTACTACCTCAGCCGGATGTCGATGCGGGAGATCGCGGAGATGATCAGCTATAGCATCAGATCGGTTTATACGTTCCGCAAGAGGGGCATTGAAAAGTTAGCAAACATTGCAAAGATAGAAAAGTTATAATTTATACTGGACGAAGTCCAGAAGTGCTGGAGGGCACAAAGCAATGAGAATCTATACTCTGGAGGGAGGCACTCATGGTAGAATGTTGGATTTGCGGTAAGGAAGCTACTCGGACACTGGCTCAGGAAAGAGATGGCTATGTCTGGGCCGAGAAGGGGATCACGACCAAAAGCATCTGTTACTGTGAAAGCTGTTACAAGAAACAGCACAAGACCGAACTGGAAGAGCGGGAGATGCTCGTAACGCTGAGGAAGCGCGAGATGTTCCGCAAGGCCTGCCGGAAGCTTGAAGCACAGGACACGGATATGTATGAATATCGGGAAGCGATCAAGGTGGTTGAAGATCACATTACCAAGCATCCCGATAAGTATGACAGCTCCTACGAAGTACTGGCCGCGATCGTTCTGGTTCATAACCGCATCCACGTTAAGATGCAGTACAAGATCAAGGAGTATCAAGTCGACTGTCTGCTTCCTGAGTATTCTCTGGTTCTAGAGATAGACGGAGATAGACACGAACATCGGAAAGGATACGACAGCTTAAGGACTGAATCAATCCTGAAGGCGCTCGGCCCGGGGTGGTCGGTGATGAGAGTAAGGACCGACGATCTGGACAAGAACGCCAAGAAGTTGCCTGAGGCCATTGATAAGTTTCTGGACTATAAGGAATCAGGACATATCAACTGGCGTAAGCTATAAGGCATTACAAGGGGAGCCCGTGTATCGGGACTCCCTTTCTGTTTTGTGGGTCGGGTCATGGTGGGAAATGAAAGAGTTTGCTGAGTCCTTCTACAAGTCCAAAGCATGGCAGAGATGCCGGGCGGACTACGTGAAGAGGGTCGGCGGACTCTGTGAAGAATGTTTGAAACAGGGGAGATACAGCGCCGGGGTGATCGTTCACCACAAGATCCATGTCACTCCTGAGACCATTACACAGCCGGAGATCCTGCTGTCCTTTGACAACCTCGAGCTCCTATGTCGAGACTGCCACGCGGCTGTGCACGACACGAGACAGCGCCGGTACAAGATCGACGAGCTCGGGCGAGTGATCACGCGGGAGTGACCGCCCCCGGTGGCGCAAAAATGACCGGCTCTAAGGAGACCGGTGGGCGGACTCGATTTCGGCGCATTTTCGCGCGCGTAAGGCGAAAATAGAGAGAGAACGGCGAACATGGCCGGAGAAAACGCGATTTACTCATACTATCAAGGACTTAAGGACGGCTCTGTAGCCGCCGGCAAGCATATCCACCTGATCTATGAGTATCTGGTCGCAGGCCTGCAGGAAAAGCGGTTTTTCTTCGACCAGAAACGGGCGAGTCACGCGATCGAATGGATCGAGGGACACTGTTTTCACGTCGAGGGGCCGCTCGCTCCGGAGCCGATCGAGTTGGAGCTCTGGCAGCGGGCGATGTTGTCGGCGATCTTCGGGATCGTTGACGAATCCGGCAATCGGCAGTTCCGGGAGATCGTCCTGGTCGTCGCCAGGAAGAACGGCAAGAGCCTTCTTGCGTCCGCGATCGGCAACTATATGTTCCGCGTCGACGGCGGCTATGGCACAAGAGTGTTCTGCCTGGCTCCCAAGCTGGAGCAGGCGGACATCATCTACAATGCCATCTGGCAGATGGTCACGCTTGATCCGGAGTGGCAGGAGTTGAAGGAGCTCAGCCAGATCACGGACACCCAGCACCGCAAGGTGAACGACGACTCGATGCTCGCCCGGCACCGTCAGACGGATCTGGCGATCCCGGGCACCAACTCGACGGTGAAGAAGATCGCCTTCTCCGCCAAGAAGTCCGACGGCTTTAACCCGAGCCTAACCATCTGCGACGAGGTCGCGAGCTGGCAGGGTGATCAGGGCCTTAAACAATACGAGGTCATGAAGAGCGCCATGGGCGCACGGCCGGAAGGCCTGATGCTCTCCTGCACGACCTCGGGATATATAAACGACTCCATCTATGACGAGCTGATCAAGAGATCAACTCGTTTTTTGTTGGGTGACTCTAAGGAGCGCCGGCTGCTGCCGTTCCTGTACATGATCGACGACGTCGACAAGTGGAACGACATCAATGAGCTCCGGAAGTCTAACCCGAATCTCGGCGTCTCTGTCTCCGTCGACTATCTGCTGGAGGAGATCGCGATCGCGGAGGGCTCCCTGTCAAAGCGTGCGGAGTTCCTGACCAAATATTGCAACATCAAACAGAACAGCAGCCAGGCATGGCTGTCGACCAAGGTCGTCGAGAATGCCAGCGGTGATCATCTGGATCTCGATGACTTCCGTGGGAGTTACTGCGTCGGAGGCATCGACCTCTCACAGACTCGCGACCTGACCAGCTGCAACATCGTGATCGAGAAGGACGGCGAGCTGTACGTGTTCGCCAAGTTTTTCCTGCCGGCGGAGCGGATCGACGAGGCGACACAGCGCGACGGAGTGCCATACCAGATCTACATCCAGCGCGGACTCCTGACGCCAAGCGGCGACAACTACGTCGACTATCACGACTGCTATGCCTGGTATAAGTCCCTGATCGAAGAGTACGAGATCTATCCGCTGCAGATCGGCTATGACCGATACAGCGCCCAGTATCTGGTGAAGGATCTCGAGTCCTACGGTTTCCACATGGACGACGTTTACCAGGGCGAAAACCTCTATCCGGTGATCCAGGAGATGCAGGGGATCATGGAGGACGGCCGGCTCCACATCGGCGACAACGACCTCTTAAAGATGCACCTCTTAAACAGTGCGATCAAGATGAGCACGGAGCGCGGGCGCGGGAAGCTGATCAAGCTATCGCCCGGTGCGCATATAGACGGATGCGCGGCACTCCTCGACGCGCTGACGGTGAGACAGAAATGGTACAGCGAGATCGGGGAGCAGCTGAGGAACGGGTGAGATGGGACTTTTTGATTTGATCTTTAAGAACCGGCCGAAGGAACGCGGGACATACCAGGGCAGCTATAAGCTGCTAAACGGGTATATGCCGCAGTTCACCAGATGGGGCGGGAACGTCTACGAGAGCGAGCTGATCCGTGCGGCTATCAATGCCAGAGCGACGCACATCTCCAAGTTGCGGGTGGAGATCCTAGGATCGGCACGTCCCGCCCTCCGGGCGAAGCTCCAGCACGCACCGAATGAGCTTCAGACGTGGAGTAAGTTCTTGTATCGGCTGTCTACGATCCTCGACGTGCACAACACGGCTTTTATTGTGCCGGTCTATGACCAGTACGGGGAGCCGTCCGGGATCTATCCGGTCCTTCCGGACAAGTGCGAGGTGATCGAGTTCGGCGGGGTGCCGTATCTGCGGTATAAGTTCGACCACGGCGAGACGGCCGCGATCGAGATGATGTACTGCGGCGTCATGACTAAGTTCCAGTATGCCAACGACCTCTTCGGCGAGAACAATCATGCGCTGTTCCCGACGCTGGACATGATCTCGATACAAAATCAGGGCATCGAGGAAGGCGTGAAGTCGGCCGCGTCGTACAGGTTCATGGCTAAGCTGACGAACTTCACTAAGCCGGAGGATCTGGCGAAGGAGCGGAAGCGCTTCACCGCCGAGAACCTCGCCGCGGATGCCGACGGCGGAGGCCTGCTGCTGTTCCCGAATACCTACGCGGACATTAAGCAGATCGAAGCCAAGCCATGGGTGATCGACGCCGACCAGATGAAGGCGATCAAGGACAACGTCTACGACTATTTCGGAGTCAATGACGACATCCTGACCAATAAAGCCTACGGAGACGCCTGGAGCGCCTTCTATGAGGGCGCGATCGAGCCGTTCGCGATTCAGTTCAGCGAGGTCATGACCAAGATGCTGTTCACCCTGCGGGAACAGTCCGCCGGGAACATGGTCATGGCAACGGCGAACAGGCTCCAGTACATGAGCAACAGCGACAAGCTGAATGTCTCGACGCAGCTGGTCGACCGTGGACTGATGAGCATCAACGACGCCAGGGAGATCTGGCAGCTCCCGCCTGTAGAGGGCGGTGATGCCCGGATCATCCGCGGCGAGTATTACAACGCAGACGATCGGGTCGCAGGAGGAGAGAACAATGACGAAGGAAATCAGAGCGTTTAATTTCGAGGTCCGCGCCGAAGAGAGCGAGGACCACGGGAACGTCCTCACCGGCACGCCGATCGTG